CCTCCGACAGCTACGGGCCCAAAATTAGTCCCTGTCCCTGCTAGAGCTCCCATAGAATTCTTCTGAACGATTAAATCAGCACTGAAATAACCGATAGAGCTAACTCCGTCTCGATGGTCCTCACAGATAGTCTTATACCTCAAGCTACCAAAGTAACACAGGTACATCTTGCCAAAATACTCAAGAGGCGTTTGGCAAATCACACCCGTAGAACGAGGCAAAAGACTTTCTGCGACATTCCTCGCAACATTCTGATCATCACCAGCGGGAACATCTACTACAGCGGTAAACTTCTTTAGCGTGTCTGATACTGTGTTGGCTTTATTCCTAAGACCTCCATAGTCAGACACTGGCACGCTGGCAGCTCCGGCCGCAACATGCATTACTGGAGCAGAAACGTCAACTGGAGCACCCGTCTCGTCCGTCATCTGTGTCTCTATCAGCGGGTCAAACAGCCTCAGAGTTCCAAACTCGCAAACAAAAATACGGTTCGTCCATTCGAAAACTAGATCTTCGAAATTTAGCAGGTTGAAGCTATAACCATGCTCGGCAGCGACCTTCCACAACCTCTGATGCCAGAGTTGGAAAACTTCCTTGCCAGACCCAAAGACTCTCCGTAAAGTATCTTCAGTCAGGCAGCGCGCGTGTTCGAGCGGGCTCATAGTATTCACCCTAAAGGAAAGACTCTGCACGACAGCCTGCTCATTAGCTTTGGGGTAGTACCTAATCCCTGGGATGAAGTGACAGTCCTCATTGGTCCTAGCCTTCAAGAAGGTACAGTCAACTATTTTCTTCATAGCAAACTCCTTGTCTTTGTCGCCTGACGTGAACACGATGTCGTACTGTTCAAACAACCGAGCAATGGCAGGCCCGTTAAACCACTCTCTGACCTCCGAGTGGACTGCTGTTCTTCCATCGTCTCCAAACGCATCATGGGCGACGTATCTTTTGAAACAGTTGATGCTACTGATATCTGGTCGCTGTCGTTTCATCAAACTCACATAAGCAAACCTAATCATCATTACGTTAATCAGCGTATTGATAACTGTCGTGAGCAC